ACTTCGGTCTCCTATATGCGATGAGAGCTAAGGGGTTTGTAGTTTACGCCTACAAAACATACGGCGTAGTTATCTCATTGAAGGATGCCACTACGTTCCGCAATAACTTCTTCCTGATGTACCCGAGACTGGAGAAGTGGCATGAAGAGTCGATCGAACATGTCCAGAACTTCAAACAGATCCGCACGCCGTTGGGTAGGCTACGCCACCTTCCTCTGATCGACTCTCCGAAAGACGAGATACGGGCAAAGGCCGAGCGACAGGCGATCAACTCCCCGGTGCAGAGTACGCTCAACGATATCTGTCTACACCTCGTGGGATTGATCGAAGAGCGATACGGGAAAGATGAAGAGGAATTCAGCGTTCGAGGATCGTCTCACGACGCACTTTATGGTTACGTTCGAGCTGGAGACCATGAGAAATGGTTCCAAAGCGTTCAGGCAATCGTTGATGAGCAGCATGAGATATTCAAAACTGACTTCGACTGGGAGCCGCGTCTGCGATTTCCGGTGGACTGGGAGATCGGAACTCGATGGGACAATCTGACAGAATACAAACTTGCGGTGTGACGAAACCTCGTGGTGTGCCGGTCATACCGGGAGTGGTGGGAGACCGGGACTGGAGGACAATACCGGGATTCGATAGGGGCACCGGTTACATCGCTAGATATGAGGTATCGAAGTGTGGACGAGTTCGATCAATCACCCACCCCAGCAGACGCTACCCAAAGGGGAAGACCAAAGAGCTGAACGTGAGACGTAACGCTCGCGTGCTACTCTGTTCACCACAAGGCACGTACCACCTCCACCCCGCACGTGCGGTGCTGTGGGCCTGGGGACCGCCGTTGGAGTCCGAGAGGGCGCTGGATTTGATCCAGTATGCGAACGGCAACTCTGGCGACTGGCGTATCGAAAACCTGCGTCTGGTTCAGCGAAGTGGTACAGTTGACGCGCCAGTCTGTTTCGGTGAGGGGGAGTTCCATGTCAGACCACGAGAAGACGGCGAGTTCGACGCCCACAACCAAGAAGCAGACCGTAGTTGAGGCCGTCGGGGAACCGCGGGCCTTTTTCATCAACAAAGCGGGGGTGAAGGGCGGCAGCGAGATCAACCCCTTGATTATGCGTCAGAAGGCGGTCTTCGCGACAGCCGATGGCGAGATGAGCAGCACGAACGTCGAGTCCCTGGCGGGAAGCAAAGCATGGGTGACGCCCAGCTTTAACTTCGAGGTTCTGGAGCGACGCGTCCACCTCTCAAGTATCCTGCCGCCCCTGGTCGACGCCATGGAGGCGAACGTTGACGGTACCGGGTGGGAGCTACTGCCGAAGGATTCAGAGGCCAAGAAGGAAGACCTGAAGGCCGACCGCAAGAAGGTCGAGGGTTTCTTCAATGAGTGCTGGCCGGGCGAGTCTTTCACCACGATCCGAAAGAAGATCCGACGCAACTACGAAGACGCCGGGAATGCGGTGTTGGAAGTTCTGCGAGGCAACGGTCGCAAGGTCACGTTCGCACGTTGGCTCGACATCAAGACCATGCGGATGGTTCGCCTGGACGACCCCGTTATGGTGGAGAAGACCGTTGAGCAAGGTAACGGTCAAGGTCGAGATGCGGGAGCGACGGTTCGTGCAGATACCGCGTAACGCCAAGTCCCACGCCAACGCAAAAGAGGATCTTGAAACCGCCGGACCGATCAACACCGTTTACTTCAAGGAGTTCGGTGCTACTCGCGACCTCCACAAGCGTACCGGCGAGTGGGCGAAGAAAGACGAGACCATCGCGGCGAAGGATCGCGCTTCCGAGATCATCTGGTTCACCAACAAGCCCGACGTCGACACTCCGTATGGTTTGCCCCGCTGGATCTCGAACGTCCCCAGTGTGGTCGGCGGACGCGAGGCAGAAGAGTTCAACCTCCAGTACTTCGCAAGTGGTGGCGTACCGCCGCTACTGATCATCGTGTCCGGTGGTCGAATGGCGGAAGAGGCCGAGAAGCTACTGACTCGCCACTTCATGTCCAACGGTCCGAACCGCCACAACGCAGCCATCATGGAAGCGTACGCGACGGGCGGCGACATTGACTCACCTCAGAACGTGAAGGTGACGGTCGAGCGGTTCGGTTCCGAGCGCATGACTGACTCCATGTTCGAGAACTACATGCAGCAGTGTGACATGCGGATCCGACGGAGCTTCCGACTACCCGAGATCTTCATCGGTAACGCATCGGACGTCAGTTTCGCGACAGCGTTCGCGTCCTACACCGTGGCGGAGGCCCAGGTGTTCGGCCCGGAGCGCGACGAGTTCGACGAGAAGATCAACCTCTTGCTGATGCCAGAGCTGGACGGTGGTAAGACTTTCGTCTACCACTCGCTGCCGCTCGCCGTGCGAGACGTGGCACAACAGCTCAAGGGATTGGAGCTACTGGTCGACAAGATCACCAGCGAATCGATGGTGGAGGCGATCTCACAGATCACCGACATCTCGGTGCGTGCCCGCAACGGCATCGAGGAGATTGATGACCTCGAACTGGAGACTGCACGGGCGACACTTGAAGGCACCCAAGCAAGCACCGAGGCGACGAAGAACCCGCCGCTCAAGGACAGTGCGGGAGCGCAAGAGCCGCTCTCGGGCAACAACCGAAAGGGACTGCCGAGCGGAAGCGAGCCGGTGCGGACCGATGCGAAGAAGTCGACCGGCATCGCGGTCCTTGCAGAAGAGGCGACCGAGGCATTGCTGACCCGGAACGTTGAGATGCTGGCCCGCGTTCGTGCGGACGTCTCGTCTCTTCCAGCCTTGGATCACCACACGTTCTGCACCGTGCTGGCCGCGTCGCTCTTCCCCGAAATGCATCACGACCCGGAGGGAGCGCGAGAGCTGGCGGCCTGTACGTTCGCCATCTTGGCGGCCAACATGGGGGAGTAGCGCGGTGACCACGTGTGCGCGAGACCACCATGCCGAATCTTGAATCCTTTCTCACTCTAGAGTTCTCTCTCCAGCGACGACTACGCGCTGCGTTCACCGACACCATGACGGAAGTCGGTAAGGAGATCGGCGGTGCGGCCGACGCGGGTCGATTCGATATCGCCCACGACCTAGTCAACACTCGCCTCAGTTTCGAGCCCATGCTGGCCCAGGTGGGCAACGTCTTCGAGATTACTGCCGTCAGTGCCTTCCTGCTAGGAGCCGCTGTGTTCCGCGATGGAGACATCAAGGCCACCAATGTGATGCGGGGAGCGGTGCTGCCCGAGCCCGTCGAAGTCGGGTCCGAGACCCTCGGAAATCAGTTCAAAGATCAGTTCAGTTTGCACCAGACCCACCAAGAGCGCGTCCACCGGCTGATCAACAGGATGGAGAAGCAGACGCTCGAAGCCCAGGAGCGGGCGGTCGACAACGACGAGAGCGACTTCGAAACCATCTTCGGGATATCCATTACCGGGGCGAGTCTGAATGCCGCGGTGCAGGGCGGCAAGGCGCTGACCGACATTGGAGCCAACCTCACGACGTCGCGACTGGTCTCGTACGGGTTCCTGTCCGAGGCCAACAGTGCGGGAGTGCGGCAGTACCAGCGAACCGCCGTGATGGATCGTAGGACGTGCCCTATCTGTGTTGGCCTACACGGTCGCATCTTCAGCGTTCCGCCTGCACTGGCGAAGATACAGACGCAGCTCATGGCCTCGGCCGACCCTGACGCACTGAAGGGCATTGGGTTCCCGAAGCAGACGACAGAGAACCTGAAGCGCATGAACGGGATGAGCAACGGTGACCTGTCGGACAAGGGCTTCGACTTCCCACCGTCACACCCACTGTGTCGTTGCACGATGGTTCGCATCGGTACCGTCAAGAAACCACAGATGAGCTTTCCAGCTTCGGCCGCAGCCGGTGCTGCAATCGGGGTCGCGATTGGATCGGGAGCGGGTGCAGAAACTACCGACGTGTCGTCGCCGGAGTTGGGCGCGTCTGCGGAAGAGTTGGCGGCTGAACAGGGAATCAGTCACGAGGCCGCGGTTGCGATGCTGGAAGAAGAAGAGGATGAGCGCAGAATGCGTGACGACGAAAAGGCAGTGGAGGAGACACCTGTTGAGGTGACGCCGGACGAACCAGAACCGCTCTCGCAGTTGGAAGAACGTGCCGAAGAGTTGGCGGCCGAGAGGGGAATTACCGTCGAGGACGCGACACTGATTTTGGAAGAAGAGGAGAAGCGTAGCATACGTTCTGGTATCCTGGGACTCGCTGCGGTGGATTCGAAGGACTAAACTCTATGCACGATGCATGTTCCTACCGCAGATGCGGCGATACTGATGTGTGTAGAGATTCACAACGAGTTGGTCCCCGATCCTCGGTGGAGCCGAGCGTTCGATGAGTTGAGACGGAGTATAGAGCTAAGCTACTACACAGCTCAGGAAGGGTTGAGAGAGGTAGAGACGGTATGGCTCGACGACTGATCCTGATGTTAGGTGTGCTGCTGCTCTGTACGGCATTCACGTCCCCAGCGGGCTGCGATGACGACCAATCAAAACCCCACGATGACCACCTCGTGCAGTGTCATGAAAAACTTCAAAAGTGTGTTGAGGTTCGTAACCAATTCTTGTACGCGTCGGTCAAGTGTTCGGTCGCGGCCAGGATGGTGGTGGATGCGTTGCTGGAGTGCGAGGCGGATCTGGAGAAGCAGGGAGTGAGGTACGAAGTGTTGCTACGACCGCTATGCACATTTGCGGTGACGGAAAATTAAATTACCACCCAGATGTTGGGTCATACGACCCAAAAAGCCAGTCAAAATCTGGGAGATGAAAAACGACCACATTCCTATTATCGTAATTTAACCAAGAAAGGGGGTGGTCCGTCCTGCGGGCCGCACCTAGCGTCCCTGGCGGGGACGCGTGAACTTTGGACACCGCCGACGCTCCCCTGGGAGCCACCCCAAGATCATCAAGCGCGGCAACGATGCCCGCCGACCCTCGCTGAAGAGGGCAGCCGCGACGACCCAAAGGGTATCGGCGCGATTCGAAACCACCATAGCAGCGCACGAGCGCGTTCGTCAACCCAAAAATCATGTGGAAGAAAA